AGGGCAATCGGCGGATTGACCTGTTTGGATAGCAGATCCAAAATCTCAGTCATGCGTCTGTTACGCATCTGTTGCAGCGCAACAAGTTTTTGGACTTCTGATTGTCCCCAGTAGTAATCGTATTGCGGGTTGGGGCATACCTGAATGAACGGTAGCTCGCCCTTCAAGAACATGCTTTCGCCTTCGCGGTCGTAAATGATCACGTCAGGCTCGGCTTTAGTTACAATCTGGTAATCTTCTGTCTCGTCGTTCCAGATGTAAAGGTCTGTCATTTCAATGGTATCTTCAGCAAGCCGCGCTTTCATGCGGTTGAAGCCGGACAGATCCAGATTGACGTTACCATACATGGTCGGGTTGACCTGAGACATGATGATGCGGTTGATACCTTCAGGCATCATCTGCGGCTGATTCATTGCTGAGGTCACGCGGGACAGAATGTTCTCACGTTTAGGATGTGAGTAAAGGCGAGCCAGAAGATCCGCCCTTGTGATGAAGTAGGTCATGCAGAAGGCTTGCTGCCGGTCGGTATATGCAACGTCCTCGCGCAGAACGCCCACATTGCCTGGGTCAACAAAGTACGGATGGATGGAGTTCTTGTGGATCAGCAGCTTCACAAACGCAGAATTGTAAACAAGGCTCCAAGTTAGGGCCATCGAGAACACTTGGTCGGCGTTTGAATTGTTCCACTCGTCGTGCAGCAACTGGGTCAGCGAGGGGATCTTGCGATGCTCGCCCTCATGCACTGCCGCGCCAAGCGAAATGTTGAAGCGCGTGGTCTCTGCCGAGTACAGGAACGAGCAGAGCTGGTCGATGTGGGAAAAGATCTTGTTGTAGAGGGCCGGTTCTTCTTCGGGAGAGTTCCCAAAAAGATAATAGGAACGGAGCGACGCGTAATCAGCACGCCGCTCGTCGCGTGACACCATGCACTTCTCGATCAAGCTATTGTAAAAATATTCTCTGTCGAGAGGGTCACTCGGAATCTTCATTTGCTGTCCTTGAGAGAAAGGTTCTCATGATCGCGCATTATCATATTTGGCTTTGGACCTGTCAAACCTTCGACGTTGCGGGGGTTGAAGCCGGTCGGTTCACCGTAGACGGACTTTACAGCATTTCCTGCCAAGACGCTAGGCATGGTCATGCCATTTGCACCGCCCCAGTTAACGCCGCCGTTGTTGGCTGCTTCGTAACCTTTAGGGGGTTGCTGGGCAAACTCCTGCTCTTGGCGGGACACGGGCTTGTTGTTGCGGGTGTGGTAGCCGGTCTGCGACTCTCCCTCACGCGTTGACTTGATGTTGGTCATGTTAAAGTCTTTAGCCAACCCCTTCAAAGTGCGGTCAGCCTTCTTTGTGCGGTCTGATTTGATCGAAAAAGGCTTCAAAAAGACCTGTTCTGGCACTTTATTGCAGTGTTCGCAGGCTTGCTCCCACGCATCGAAGTATCCATGCTCTTCGCACTTATAGGACTTTAATACGGCCATTTGGGTCTCCTATTTGTTCATTTAGGTCTTGATGAGAGTAATCGGACTTGTTTCTAAGCCCTATTTGGAGCTTGAACTGCCCGTTTTCAAAAGCGATGCGGTTATCACGCACCACACGGGGCTTTGGTTCCTTGTTGTATTGCAGGAAGCGGGTGCGGTCGCGGTTCTGCATGACCGTGACATCCCCACGCTTGAGCTTTTCAAGGGCGCGAGTAACCCTGATCTGGGTCGTTTCGGTCATAGGGTGCTTGCGAGTAACAAACACATCGTGCAAATGCTGGGCAGAAATCCCCGTCATCTCGGCAAAAAAGTCCCACGACACAGCGCGATTGGTGTCTTTGGCAAACCGAGCCATCTGTCTGAAGAGTTCAGCCTTTGTCATTGCCCATACAGCCCCAGCTTCTTGAGGTAGGTAGACACGTTGCGCCCGACCGAGAGTTGCTCAGGGGTGCTATTGGCTTCAGTCTGGCTGACCGTGCGGGTAATCCGGCGCATGATCAGTTGCGGTTGAACCTGTTCAGCAAACGCTGCAACGGCAAGAGCAGTAGCAAGCACACGATCATCTTTACCCCGCCCTGGTGCATGGATTGCCCCGCCTTCACGACGGATGGTTTTCATTTCTTCCAGCAAATCCTCGGAGTAGAGGTCCATCATCTGCCGCTCGAAGTAATCCTTGGTGTAGCCCATCATGCGCTCTTTGGACGCGTGGGTCGTGAGCCAGCCGATAGAGTTGGTCAGGCCACCGAGGGTGTCATTTTTGCGCCAGATGTAGTTGGTCATGCAGGACAACACAGCCATCAGGTCTTTGCCAGGCTGACCGCCTAGGACCACCGCTTGCCTTTTGAGGTTCCTGAGTTCTTGGATGACCCCTTGCCCAGGGCCATTGACTTCGAGGTTGAGCGTCGAGTTTTTATACGCCCCTGCAAGGTGCGCGATGACCCATGCGAACTGGTAAGTGTTGAGTTCCGACGTAGCGAACTCGGCAACCTGTTCCATCCCATCCGCATAGCAGCGAAAGACTTGAATCGCAAAACGATCAGCCCAGTCGGAGGAGCCATACGCAGGGTCCGCACCGATGACGTAATAGGCCGTGTCAATGGGTTCTTCCCATATCTTGAGGGTAGCAAGACGTTCAGAAGATTTAAGAACTTCAGTATCCTGAAAGTTATTTCCAAAAGCATACCGGTAACCATCAAACGACCTCTTCTTCGCCACCTTCATTGCGTCAGTGATACGGCTGTTTGAAAAGAACGAGCTGCCGGTCATCACAAAGGCGTAGTCCTCGGTCGGCGGAAACTCTTGAAACATCAGGGCATCATCTTTGATCCCTTCAGCCAGCTTCCACCGCCACCAGGCAATCTGGCGCGTGTTGATCTCAACTCCGTAGAGTTTCTTGATATCCTTGGTCCATTCCTTCTCCTCAGGAGTCAGGCGACCGTCCCAGTAAGCCTTGTACACATTGCTGTCACCGGCAACCGAGTAAAGCTCGTTACGCCACCAACCGCAAAAGATAGCTCTCTGGGTCTTGGCGCGTTTGGCTGTGACGTACATGTCATGGAACATGTTAAAGCCACGGGCCGTGCTCTCAAACATATAGAGGCGGTTGGGGTTCGTTTCTGCAAGCGAAGCCAGCAATGACGCCAAACCTTCTTCATCGCCCCACGAGGACGTCTCTGTGCCGTGCAGATAGGTAATAGCTTTACCGCGCCCCAGTGACCCCTTAGCTCGCAAGCCAGCCACCTGATAGAACAAGCGGCTACGGTTCTTCAGCGACAAACTGTTGCGGTTATGCGCTAGAGCGGGAATCTTAAACTCTTTGGGCAAGCCGTCCATGTACATGGCAAGCGTCGAGCGGAACATGTCACGGTTTTCTTCCGTGTCCGTCGTTAGTGTGCCTTGCATCCCAGGAGTGATAAAATGCCAATACAGATCCAAAGCTAGGCTGATCGTGGTGATTCCAAGCTGACGGCCCTTCAAGATGACAAAGAAGTGGCAATTATCCTCAAGACCTTTGGCAATTTCTTCCATCACATAGGTCTGGCTGCCGAGAAGATTATCCATCTTCTTGAGGCCATGCTCTTTGGTTTCGATCTTGAGCTGCCGACAGAAGTGGTAGAAGTGATTGAGGTCAAACTTCATTTGCCACGACCTCTTCGCAGACGCGCTCAAACATCTTGATGTTTTTGGACATGCGGCTTTGATAGAGGTGATAGATACCGCCGATGAACTCCGTGCCAATGCCATACATGCCGTAGTTCCCCAGACGCCACAGAGGCTCTACGCACTTCACAGGGTACAACGCACGATAGGGCAGACCTTTGATCTCAGCGGCATAGCTGACGTTCTCAGCCACATCCGAATTAGAAGTCTCCTCAAAGGTGGGCTTGCCGAGGTTAAGCCATGCCAAGCGATTGATAAAGAAGAACGCTGGCGCGGCATAGATATGGGCTGCCGGTGGAATGTGATTGGACACCTGGGCAATACCGATGAAGCTCTTGTTCTTCACGCAATAGGTCTGAGCTGCCGGAACAATCTTGGAGTTCATGGGAATGCAATCAACGTCCAAAAACCCAAGCACCTCATCCTCGGAGGTTTCCAAGATCCGGTTCATCCAAAGCCCATGCCCGACATTCTCACGGTGCAAGGTGTAATCAATCTTGAAATGATCAAGCACAGACTTCTGGGCATCTATCAGCCGCTGATCAACATTATCCCAAGCCAGTACATGTAACATTCTCATCCCCTGTAAATGGTGCGCCCGAAAGGAATTGAACCTCTAACCTTCGGTTTCGTAGACCGACGCTCTATCCAGTTGAGCTACGGGCGCGTCTAAACTTTAGTGCAACCCTCACGGATTGGGCAGCGTGTCTGGCATTTCGACGTAGAACGTAGCCAGATCACATCGTCTCTGCTGGTCGTGATGGGCTTACCCAGGATAAGTCCCCAACAGAAACAAACTTGGTTGCGGGAGTAGGATTTGAACCTACGACCTACAGCTTATGAGGCTGTCGAGATACCAGACTTCTCTACCCCGCTACTCGACCCTCCAAACCCGAACACCACAGTCAACCGTGCGAGTTACAAACTTCCAACCCAAACGCTTCCCATACTTCCAGGACAAAGCACGCAACTGATTAGCCAAACGATAGCTGGGCGTAGAATGTTCACTCTCGTCATCACACGGAATGAAAAAACTGTCGCCAACCTGCATACCCTCAAACGGGTACTTCGCCTCACTGCGCTGCCGAGGCACTTCAGTCACAGGGATGTTCCTATCAATCACTATCATGCAACATTACATAACTGTTAACTAACAAGAAGTCAAAATAATTTTTGGGGGAAGAGACTTGTGGGGTGCACGCAAACCAGCCCCCCCCGTGGCCCATGCAAGGCCAAGTCACATGCCAGTGCTGCATATCCTTACACTTACACAATACACATCCTATTAGCTATCTATATGAGTTTAAATATCACTATAGCTATGTAATATATATACCAGACCCCAAAAGAGGTTTCTCCAAACGCGCACAGAGGAAGGCTTAATTCGAATCTCTAGAAATCATGAGACTGGTATATTAATTCACTAAGATCACATATCTATTATATATATAAGATAGATACCTATAGGATAGATAGGAATATTATCTCTAAGTATTTCTACCTATCATAAATATGTTATTATGCTATTTACATATAATAATAAGATAGATAGATTATATGAGTAAGCCGGAAGCAAACGGCAACAAACAGGGGAACACGACAATGGCATACATCATTGAAGACATCATCGAACTGGCAGGCATTGCTTGTTTCGTAACATTCATCACATTCTTGGCAATGGCCTTTTGAGGAGATCAATCATGAAGAACAATCCTAATCTTGCTGGTCAACTGGCATCTAAGAAAATCCTGTTTGGTGGCTATTCACGGTTTGCAATTGCACCAGTTCATACACGTTTCGATGCTGTCGAATGGTTTGTGTGGGATGCCGAACAGATTGATCCAGTGACATGCTTGCCATCTGTAATTGCACAAGAAGCCACTAGAGAACAGGCAATGGAAAGGGTAGCACAATGAACATCAAACACACTGAAAATGCTTTGAACGATCTCAACGAACAATGGAAAGAGGAAATGGAAAGGATGGAGGAAGCACTGGCAGATAGCCAAGCAATCATTAATCAGATGACGAAAGACTTGGAAGAACTCATTCAATCATGGAAGGAACAAAACTGATGACAAACGTTGAAGCATTAGGCGCAATCTGGCAAGCATTGCACACTTTTCGTGAAGACGTTATTCCTGAAGGTGAAAAGGAAAACGACAGTTGGTGGAATGATATATGCGAAGCAATGGCACACTTGCACGAAACATTAGACGTTGAACAATTTGAGATCGACTAACCAACCAATGGGGACTAAAACCATGACTAACATCGACAACACACTGCTTAACGCTGCAAAGATCACAGGCGACCATGCCGAGAACTATGGCGATCACGTTGCCTTTTGGGACAAGGCCGCACAATTAGCAAGCATCAAACTAGGCCGCGTCATTACTGGTTATGATATGGTTATGATCCACATAGCACATCTTGAAACCAAGATAGCGAACCGTTGGGATCATGCCGAACATTATGCCGAGATCACTAGTCTTCATGCTATTGCAAGCCTCTATATCGTGAAAAACAACGTCAAAAACATGCTTGATCACGTCGAACAGGACATAAAGGACATGGCCGCCAAGCTGGTAAACACCGGAGAGAACAATGCCCAATGAGGACATTAATTCAATGGTTAACATTGCGTTATTCTATCTGTGCTTGTTGATCATCCTGTTAGTGTGCCTTGGTTGCGTCCCACGCGAATCAATGGTTGACCCGTTAACCAGAAACACCTATCCTCCGGTGGCTCACAGGTTGCCTTGAACCTGCGTGTTTGCTCCCTGACTTGGACCCCCATGTTGATTTCATCCGTGGGGGTCTTTTTTTATCTCCCGCGCGTAAAACGAAATAGAAGGCCGCTGACGGCCATTTCTTAATCATCCTTATAGGGGAGGCTATTTTTAAATTTTGCCAGCCTGAGGGCTTCCGCTGACAGTTTAACAGGCTCTTTAAACTTGGTCTTGATTGCTTCAAGCTCCTCCTCGGTCACAACCGGCTCTTTTTTGGTTCTGAAATTGGAATGATACCGAGCCAAAATTTCATCAATTCGGGCTTTACTCTCAGGGCTTGGCGGTGTGACAGGATCGAACGTCACATATTTAGGTTTGCTTGGCACTGCGTTGTATTCAAAATCCTTGCACCATTGCACCAGCTCGGCGATGGAGGGCAAAAACTTGCTGGTCGTGATGATGCCACCCTTAGGATCTGCAAGCATGGCTAGCGTTCGATCACGAAAATTTTCAACTGCTAAGATAGCCATCTTGATAAATTGCTCCTCAGCTTTCGCTGAAGGGTAACAGGCCAATAGCGTTAGAATTGCTTTCGATGCTGATTTTTCGCTCATTTTCTACCTCTTCTGCCCATCGCATAATGCGTTCGGCTGTGCCTTCAAGTTTGGTTTGCATTGGGGTTAAATCATCTTGCCATCGGCGTTGATTGAGCCAAGTAGCAGGATGCGGGATAAATTGTGGATCGCTGTTCCACGGGTAAGACCGTGCCACGCTCGTGATCTCGGAAGCTGGCGCAAATGTAAGTGCCTTCTTCCATGCCTTCTCCGCCAAGCCCCTTCCGATTCTTTTAGGATAAACCGACCAGAACGCGTCAAACTCAGCGGAGCTTGCGGAGCGGCTTTTCAAAGGGACTATAGGGTTTCTCTTATTCTGTTTTGTATCTGTTTCTGTATCTGTTTCTGTATCTGGGGCCGTTTCACTCACCGTTTCTGTAACGTTACGGGAACGTTCCCTGAAACGTTTCACTCTATCTGTAGAAGTGTCTGATTTATATTGCCTTTTTTCCCAACCATGAGGCACAAGACGCTTGTTGCCGTCAATCAACCCGCATGTTTTCAACTCATCAATCAGTGATGTGCAAACATCGTTTGAAACGCGTAATGCAAATGCCATATCCTCAATGCTAGGCAGCACACCACCGTTCTTACTGGCGATGCAAAGCATGTTTACCCAGAACTTGAAGGTGTCACCCGACAAGCGTTGAACCTTAGGATCGTTCAGAACATCATCGTATAGCCTGAACCAGCGGGTCATGGCATTCACCGCATGGTTTTGTTGAGACGCTCG